GACATAACATCTTGCTTAGATAAGATGTTTCTATCTGATTCAATGCTTAAAGGAGATTGCTCACCTTCAAGAATTGTTCCTGACTTAATTAAGAAACAACGGAACTCAGTCTGATGACCAGAGGAACCTGGAGCAACTGTATTAACTTGAGAATCAATGACAACATTCATACCAGCAAACTGACCGATACTTCTTTCGTTGACACCAACACCGCCACCACCCCAAGTTACTGCACCACCAGTTGATAGAGCAGATGTTGAGAATGTAAGCATACCAACTTGATA